CGATCCTGACGCTGGCCAAGCAGTACATCCGCGTCGACGAGGACGCGGATGGCAACCTCAAGCATTCCATCGTTGACGCGGGCGGGAAGCCTCGCGTCACGAAGAAGTCGGGATCAAGCGACCCGATGGGATTCGACGAGCTGATCACGGAGATGCGGGAAGCACCTTCGACGCGCGGCTTGTTCGTGGCACAAGGCACCGGGGGATCCGGTGGCGGCTCGCAGACCGGCGGTGCCGGTCGCGCAGCGAACCCAGGGCAGACACTTCTGCCCGCAAGGGAACTGCTGAACCGTGCAAACACGGACCCGCGCTAGCTCTGGGCTGTCGGTAGTTGGTGTTCCGTTGCGGGCTGACAACCGCAACACGAAACACCAATGGCAGTCAGTCTCTATCAGTCTGCGCTGATCGCGCAGAACAACGGCGAGTTCAAGAAGGCCGGCATCCTCCAGACGTTCGCGGAGGTTCCGCTCCTCGGCGCGATGGTCATGACCAACGTGCAGGGCAACAGCTTCGCGTGGACGCGCGAGGCCAACATGGGCAGCGTCGAGTTCCGGGCCGTCAACGGCCAGTACACCGAGGCCGCTGGCACGGTCGAAACGCGCTCGGTCCCGCTGAAGATCATCGGCGGCGACCTCGATGTCGACCGCTACCTCGTCCAGACGCACGGCCCGGAAGTGCGGTCGGCTCACGAGACCCTGAAGGCCAAGCTCCTCGGCCAGACCATCGCGCAGCAGATCATCAAGGGCAGCACGACCGCTTCCGGCGGCGCGACGGCCAACATCAACGGCTTCGACGGCCTGCAGGTCCGCTACGGCGGCGGCTTCGGCGGCAACGCCATTCAGGACGCCGGCGAGAACGCCGACCAGATCATCGCCAACACGGGCGCCAGTGATGCGCTGTCGATGAAGGACCTGGACTCCGCCATTCAGGCGGTCGACAACCCGACGCACATCCTGATGCCCAAGAAGCAGAAGGTGAACATCGTGGCCTTCATGCGCAACTCGGCGTCGTTGGCCACTTCGCGCGACGAGTTCGGCCGCTTGGTGACGACCTACGCGGGTCTGCCGATCATCGAGGCCGACGTTCTGGGTACCGCGGCCAACCTGCAGCAGCTCGGCTACAACGAGGGCGCGAGCAGCAACCGCGCGTCGATCTACGTGATGTCCTGCTCGGACATGGGTCTGCAGATGATCCAGAACGGCGGCATCGACGTGCGCGACCTCGGCGAGCAGAACAGCAAGCCGGTCTTCCGCACCCGCGTCGAGTGGTACTGCAACGTCATCGACATCCACCCGCGCTGCGTGGCGCGTCTCCACACCATCGCCGATCTCACGGCCGTCGCCTGATCCAAGGAGGGTCACCACATGGCACACCAGAACTTCAACCACCTCATCGACGCCACCGGCCGGCTCAAGGCCGCGGGCTTGGTCGGCGCCACTGCGGACGGCAGCGACATCGTGGACCTCGGTCCGGGCTTCGCGGCCTTCGACGTGGTCATCACGTGGACGGCCTGCGAAGTCGCAGACGGCAACGAGCGCTACGACATCATCGTCCAAGGCAGCAACAGCGCGTCGTTCGGGTCGGGCGTCTACGAGCTGGTCAAGACCAGCTTCGGCGACAGCACGGTCAGCGGCGACGCGACGGACACCCCGCCGTCGGGCCTGCTCGTCCTGAGCGGCAGCAACGTGGCGATCACCAGCGGGACGGACGGCAACACCGTCGTCCCGCTGCGCTACGCTCGCATCCGCACGGTCGTGGCGGGCACGGTCGCTACGGGCATGAACTACGAGGCGTGGCTGACCAAGCCGCAGAAGTGACGCATGGTCCATCAATGCCACAACTTCGCCCTCGAAGAGGGTAGCCGACTCACGGCAGCGCTGTCGCACACAGCTGCGACCGGCACCGCCACGAACGGCACCGTCAGCAGCATCGACTTGGGCCAAGTGGCCCCGGCGTTCAACGTCAACACGTCGTCGACCGCGCCCTACGCGCGGTTCGCCGTCGTGGTCGACTGGAACGGGATCGACACGGGCATCACCGGCACCTACCAGGTCATCATCCAGGGCGCAGACGACGCGGCGTTCACGACTGGAGCAACGCGCCTCGGCGTGCTGATCCTGGGGTCGGCCGCGCAGACCGGCAACGAGTTCGCCACGCCGGCGAACGGGCGCGAAGTGTTCTACGTGGACAACGTGAGCGTCGGCAGCGCAGGCCCGACGCAGAACACCAAGCGGTTCATCCGTCTGCAGGTGGTTGCGACCTACTCCGCAGGCACGGCGAACCTGCAGCTCGTCGGCGCGTGGATCGCCCCGATCTGATCGGCGCCCGACCCTGCTGCGCGTCCTAGGGGCGTGCGGCAGGGTCACACACTCACCCCAGCAGCTCTGCCGTCGCCATGACCGTCACCATCTACGCCAGCCCCGGCCTCGACAGCTTGCGCAGCCAGAAGTACCTGGTCACGGCTGCGGCTGTGTCAGGAGCGCAGACGAGCGGCTTCGTCTACGGGCAATCGTTCACGGCGCAGGGCGAGAACGAGGTCTGGGACATCGGTCAGGAAGTCCAGTGCGACTGGATCACGATCGGGGCCGACGAGCCGGCCGACGTGCGCATCAACCTGATCGACGGCCCGATCTTCAGCGCCAATGTCTACCCGGCCGATGTCGGGGTCACGCAGACCATCGTGGACGGCCAGCTGCGCCTCGTGGTGCCCAGCAACCGGCGGCTGCGCATCGAGGTCAACGGCGACCGGCGCAACCCGCTCAATCTGTTCGTCAGCCTGCCGCAAGCAGCCCTGCCTGTCGGCAGCTCCGCTTACGTGGCGCAAACGAGCGTCGCGGCTGGAGCGGCGCTGCATTTCCCTCCGGGCGTCCACTTGGTCACTCCTGGCCTAGTGCTGGGCGACAACTGCACGGTGACGGCGCAGGGCGGGGCAGTCGTCATCTTCACCGACCCTGACGTGACTGGCACCGCTGCCAGCGCGACGGCCAGCTCCATCACCGTCAGCGGCACCCCGTGGGTGGTAGGCGCGTACAACACCCTTGAGGTGCGCATCTCGGGTGGCACGGGCGTTGGTCAGGTCCGCACGATCACGACCAGCACGGCCAACACGCTCAACGTCACGCCGAACTGGACGACCAACCCGACGGCAGGCTCGACGTTCACGATCCTGTCGGCAAGGCGCGCGGGCTTCGACCTCAGCACGCTGACCAGCGCAAACACGGCCGGCGTCACGATCCAAGGGCACGGCGTGTTCACCAGCCTCGCCCAGCGCGCGAACGCAGAGCAGGTGCTGGCGTTCGCCAATCAGGTCCGTTACTGCCCGATCGCCACGGACACGGTCAACACCTCGCCCGTCAACTGCCGCGTCATCGGCCCGACGTTTGTGCGGTGGCCGTTCTACTTGCAGTACGGCGGCGCGCACTACCTGCGCAACGTGCAGTGGTTGAACCCGTGGACGTACAACTCGGACGGGTTCCAGCCTGGGCGCAAGAGCCTGTCTGACAACGCTGGCTTGGTCTGCGACAGCTTCAGCTACTGCGCGGATGACGGAGTCAAGCTGTTCTGGCCGACGCACCGAATCACGATCCAGAACACGTTCATCGTCGCGGCTCGCGCGAACTGCTTCAAGATCGGCTACTTCGGCAACACGGTCAACGACTCCAGCGGTGCGAGCATCGTCGACTGCGATGCGATGAACCTCGGCGACGCAGATGCTGACACCAACGGCCCGCTCGTCTATCCGAACCGAGGCATCCAGTGCATCGTCTCTGGGTTCGTCGACAAGCCGAACGCGCAAGCGAACGACGGCTACTACAACATCAGCGTCACGGGCCTGCGTGTCTGGGGCCGCATGTACTCGCGCCTGTTCTGCCTCCAGAACGTGCAGTACCCGTTCCTCGGAGTAACGCCGCAGGACGCCGCAGGCCAGATCTTCGACGTTGTGTTCGATGACGTGCAGACCGAGGCGGTGCCGGAACAGGTGTCGCTGATCCTGGGCCGTGACTCGATCAGCACGCCGCACGACTTGACGTTCCGCGATCTGGTGATCGGCGGCACGCAGGTCGACGCCGACAACTTCGACGAGTTCGTCACGGTCAACCAGTTTCCCTACAACCTCACCTGGGACGCACCGGGGCTGGTTGCGGAGACTGGCAGCGGCCTGAGCACGGCGACGAGCTACTGCACGATCGCGTTCGCCAACGCCTACCTGACGAACTACGGCACGCCGGCGGCCTGGACTGCGGCGACCAACGCGACGAAGGAGACGGCACTCATGGCGGCCACCCGCGCGCTCGACCTGCGCTACGGCGGTCGCTGGGTGGGCTATCGCTACTCGACGACGCAGGCCCTGGACTGGCCGCGCGACTACGCCTACGACGCCGCCGGCGAGCTGATCGCCAGCGACGTGGTGCCGCTGCGGGTGCAGCAGGCCACGGCGGTGCTTGCTGCCCTGCACGTCCAGGGCATCACGATCAACCCGACCACGCGCACGACGGGCGACATCAAGTCCGAGTCGCTGTCCTCGGCGTCCGGCTCGTCCAAGTCCGTGACCTACGCCGGCACGAAGCCCGCCGAGACGCAGCTCGTTGAGGCGGAGCGGATGCTCGCCACGTCCGGCCTCATCAGCGGTTCCTCGAGCTGGGGCTGGATGGACCTGTGACGCTCGCCGACGAGTTCCTCGCGCTGGAGACGGAGCTGGCGGCGACGTTCGGCCAGGCCATCACCTTGGAGACGCGAACGGCGACGGGCTACGCGGCCAACGGCACGGTGACGCAGACGGTCACGTCCACGGCGTGGACTGCCGAGGGGCCGGTGCGCGACATCAACCGCTACGCCGCGCAGGGCATCGACCAGAGCATCACGGGCACGTTCTACCTTCCGGCGCAGGGCCTCGCCGTCGTGCCGGACAAGGGCGACCGCATCGTTGTTGGCCTCGACACCTCGAACCCGTACCAGATCATCGAGGTCGAGGAGTACCAGGTGGAGGGCGTCACGACCGCCTACCGCTGCGACTGCGGGAAGGTGATCGCGTGAGCAGCCCGCAGCAGTTCGTGGCGCGGCTCAACGACTGGGCCGACGAGAACCTGCGCCGCAAGCCGGTCGAGTTCCAGAAGCGCGTCTGCGCCGAGGCCATCCGGCAGCTCGTGCTCAACACGCCGGTCGGCAACGAAGAAGGCTGGGCAATGAACGCAGGGCGGCGCGCTCGCGGCCTACCGATCCTGCGCCGGCGCGGCTACCTCGGCGGCCACATGCGCCGCAACTGGCAGGCGTCCTTCAACGTGCCGGCGCGCGGCGAGCTGCCAGGCGTCGACCCGAACGGGACCAAGGTCGTGCAGGAGCTGATGGCCACCGTCGGCCAGCTCATGCAGCCGTCGCTGGTGTGGTTCTCGTGCCCTGTGCCGTACGGCCAGGTCATCGAGTTCGGCGGCCCTGGCAAGAAGCCGTGGAGCCGTCAGGCACCCAACGGCGTCGTCGGCCCGACGCTGGCCGTCCTGCGCCAGGTCTTCGGGGGCCTGCGATGAGTCAGGCCCAGACCATCGAGGCCGTGCGAGGCCGCTACATGGCCCAGGTGGCCACGCCGGGCGGCATCGACACCGTCTACGACAACGGCCCGGCCCTTGCCGGCGACCAGCCTGTGGCGCGCGTGACGGTCACGGTGCGCGAGGAGCGGCAGCTCACGCTCGGGCGCCCGCGCCGCTGGCGCACGGTCGGCGAGATGGAGGTACGCCTGCAGCAGCCGCGCGAGCGTGGCGACGCCGCCGTGCTGACGCTGGCCGAGACGGTGGTCGGTGCCTTCCGAGGCGTCGAGCTGTCCTCGCCGTTCCTCATCCGCTTCTTCCCACCGCCTACGGTGTCCGGTGCGCTGGACATTGAGGCGGCCACTGTGACGCGCGTGGTGCGCGTTCCTTTCCAGGCTGACTACACGATTTGACCATGGCCGACGGCTTCCGTACTCGCGTCTCCATCGTTGCCGAGGGCACCTTCGGCACGACTCCCGCCACTCCTGCGATGCTTCGGCTGCCGGTGACGGCTCACGCAATGGCCGACCGCGTGCCGCAGTCGCCGTCCAACGTCATCAACCAGACCCGCAACATCGAGGACATGGTCCGTGTCGGCCGCGGTGCGACGGGGTCGCTGACGTGCGAGCTGCGGCACTCGCCCAGCGGCGAGGGCCTGAGCGCGGCCATGTTCGCGCTGATGAGCAACTCGCTCGTGACGGCGACGGTGTCGGTTCCGAGCTGCACGACGACCACGGGTGCAAAGACCGTAACCCGTGGCTCGGGCAGCTTCTCCGGCGACGGCATCGCCGTCGGCGACATCATCCGGCTGTCAGGCGGACTCGCCGCCGACATGGGCTACCTGCGCGTGACCACCGTCGGCACGACCTCGCTGACCGTCGACCGCGTCGCCAACTTCACCGGCTCGCCCAGCAACGTGACCGTGACGCGCGGCGTGCGGGCGACCAACGCCCTGAGCGAGCAGAGCTTCACCGTCGAGGTCGCGCACCTGGACCTCCAGCGGGCGCACATCTACCGGGGCGTCGTGTTCAACTCGGCGTCGATCAACCTCGCCGTCAACCAGCTCGCCACCATCTCGTTCCAGTGCGAGGCCAAGGACAGCATCGTCACTGGCAACACGGGCACGACGGACGTTTTCATCGCCGGCGCGACCTACGCTGCCCCGACCTTCGCGCCGACGCTCGACCCGATCGGCGTGCAGGAGGTGCAGTTGTCGAACGCCAGCGGCGTCGGCCAGGACGTGCCTGCGCAGTCGGTGGCGCTGGCAATCAGCAACAACATCCGCCCGCGCGAGCAGCTTGCCGCGCTCGGCCCGGTCGGCATGCCGCGCGGCTTGTTCACGGCCTCGGCCAACCTGTCGGCCTACTTCGACACCCAGGACGACCAGACGACGTTCCTTGGCAACACGGCGACGGACTTCTGGCTGGCGACGGTGGACGCGAACAGCCGCGGATGGTCGTTCGCCATCCCGCAGGCCAAGATCACCGACCTGTCGGTGCCGGTGCAGGGTCCGGGCAGCGACATCTTCCGCACCATGACGGTCAGCGGCTACCGGTCGCAGGCCCAGGACTGCACGCTCCGGTTGCAGCGGTGGGACTGAGCCAGTAGCAAGGTCGCATGGACCTCAACACCTGCAAGCTCGACGCCGGCAAGCTGTCCGGCGGTGTCTGGTGGCTGCTGTCGCGGCAGCCGGACGGGACGCTGTCTGCCGTCGCCTCGCGCGGCGAGCACGAGGACAAGCCGGCGGTGCTCGTCTGCCCGATCGGCGTCGAGTACGAGCGCGCCCTTGAGGAGGCCCGGCGGCCCTACCTGCTGGAGATCCGGGACCGCCGGCTGTCGCCAGCCGATGAGCGGGCGATCCTCGCCCAGGCGGTCGCCCAGACGCTCTGGAAGGGCGCGCGCAACCTCACCGTGGGCGGTCAGCCGCTGGTGTACCGCGTCGCCGAGGCGGCGCAGATGCTGGCGCGGCCCGAGTGGACCAACCTGCTGGAGTGCATCCTTCGGATCGCGCAAGACCGCGCGGCCCTGCTCGCCGACGAGGAAGCCCGCGCCGCGGGAAACTGATTCAGGCCCTGCGATGGCAGCTCACACGCACCCACGACCCGACCAAGAAGGCCGCCGAGGCGGGCCTGCGGGAATGGCTGCGGCGCAAGGGCCGGAAGATCCCCGAGGAGCTGCGCGAGGAACCGACACAGCCGCCGACGCTCGACGCCGACCTGGTGCCCGTCTGGGAAGCCTGGGCGGTGCTGATGGACGGCCGCAACGTCAGCGACGGCGAGGGCCTGTCATGGCTGGAGCTGTCGCGGTGGTGCGAGGATCATGGCATCGAGGGCGCCAGTCGCCGGCGGTGGTGCCGACTGCTGAAGGCCATGGACCGCGCCTACGTGGCGCACATCAGCGAGGTGCATAGTGGCCGAAGTGCTAGAGGTGGGTCTGGACGCGCGTCCGATGGAGCAGGGCGCGGCGCAGGCGAAACGGGCGATCGACTCGGTCAGTGAGTCGGCCCTCAAGTCGCAGGCGGCCATCAGCAAGGCGTTCCAGACGACTGGCGGCGCTGTGCAGGTCGCCGGCGGCATCGCGCAGACCGCCAAGGCGTTCTCCGAGCTGAACGTCTCGGCTGGTGCCTTCGGCGCGTCGCGGGCGTTGCTGGAGATTGGCAAGACCGTGCAGGACTTCCGCGAGTTGCGCGGCGCGGTCGGCGCAAGCGGCAGCGCGTTCTCGGTGCTGGGCACGATCCTGCGCGCGCACCCGCTGATGACGCTGGTGACGGTGCTGTCCACGATCGGCGGCCTGATGTCGGTCTTCAGCAGCAACACCAAGGAGGCTGCCAGCAGCTTCGACCAGCTCGCGGCCGCGATGCAGAAGGCCAAGCTGGACGCCTCGACGCGCGCCTACCTGGGCCTGCCGCAGGAAGCCGGCGGCCAGCAGCAGGCCTTGTTCCAGGCCATCCAGGACGTTCAGCGCACCGGGCAGGGGATGAACCTGCAGCAGTTCGGCCCTGGCGGCGTCGGCGGCGGTGCGGACGTGGCGCGCTATCTCGCCACGCGCGGCACTGAGGCACAGCAGGCGGCGGCGCGCGAGTACATGCGCACCGGCGGCCAGAACGTGACGCGGTACTACGCCGCCGGCATGCAGGGCACGCAGGTCACGCAGTTCGAACGCGGCTTGCCCAACTTGCAGTTGTCGCAGGAGCAGACGCAGGAGGTGCTGCGCATGCGCTACCGCTCGCTGCAACCGCAGGAGGTGTCGAGCCAGATGGGCGTCGGCACGACTGGCACCAGCGAGGCGATGCAGCGTGCCGTGCAGTCGGCGGCCATCATCGCGACGTACAAGCAACGCGAGGCGGACAACGCGCGCGTCGTCGCCGAGAACATGGAGCGCGCGGCCAACTACGCGGGCAACATCGGCAGCACGGTCGGCGCGGCGTTCGCGGACGTGTTGATGAAGACCACGACGCTGCGGCAGGCGTTCGCCGGCATCGTCGCCAGCATCGCGCGCCAGGGCTTGGCGGATGTCGGCGCGGCGATCTTCCGGGGCGCTGTCAGCGGACTGACGCCGACGCAGAGCGGTGCCAACGCAGGCCTGACCGCTCCAGGCACGACCCCACGACGCTAGCCCAGCATGGCCTTCCACGACATCACGCTCCCCGACGCCTTCCAGTACGGCAGCAGCGCCGGCGGGGGCTTCGCGACGATCATCCAGCAGACGGCGACGGGCCACGAGTTCCGCGTTGCGCGTCAGTCGCAGAGCCAGCATCGCATGAGCCTGCGCAGCGAGCTGCGGAACAGCAGCGAGGCCAAGGCGCTCAAGGCGTTCGCGCTCGCGCGTCGCGGCGCGCTGCACTCGTTCCGCATCAAGGACTGGTCGGACTACACGACCAACGCCGACGGCGAGACGGCACCGACGGCCATCGACCAGCTCATCGGCTCGGGCACCGGCACGCAGACCACGTACCAGCTCGTGAAGCGGTACGAGATCACCGGCCCCAACGAGTACATCCGCACGCTGACGCTGCCGGTGTCGGGCACGGTGTTGGCGGCGATCGACGGCACGCCGACCACGGCGTTCACGGTCAACAGCACGGGGCAGCTCGTGTTCAACACGGCTCCCGCCAACGGCACCGTCATCACTGCCGGCTGTCGCTTCGACGTGCCGGTGCGGTTCACGTCCGACGTGGACGCCTGGACGCGGCTGCAGGCCGACGCCTACAACGTCTGGAGCCTGCCGCAGCTCGACGTGGTCGAGGTGCTGAACGAGGTCGAGCAGCCGGAGCGGTGGCACAACGGCGGCGCGAAGTTCCACGGTCTGCTGACCAGCTCGATCCGGCTGGCGTGGAACGACGGCTCGCTGCACGTCCTCGGCACCAGCACGGCAGGCGTCAATGTGTTCCTGCCGGTCCCGACGTACCAAGCCAGCGGGCCGGCGCTGCTGACGATCCTGCACACCACCGGCACACAGAACGTCCAGATCAAGGACGACGCCGGGAACAACGTGTTCCTCCTTGGCGTCGGTGGCCGCGTGCGGCTCGGCATGTACCGCTCGGGCGGCTCGGCCTACTGGGTGTCCTACTGATGGCGCGCACGGCCCAGCAGGAGATGCGCGGCGACGCGGTGTTCGTCAACGCAGAAGCCGACTACCGCTGCCGGCTGGACAGCGCCGACGGCGGCGCGCGGCTGTACGTCTTCCAGCGCACCGGCAACTACAACACCGACCTGCCCAGCACGGCCCTTCTGCGCCTCGGCGCGCAGCCCAACGTGACCGTCGTGAACCTCGGCATCGGGACGACACAGGTACGGACCTCGACGGCGGTGAACGTCGTGTCGCTTGCCGCCGGCGAGTCTGCCGAGCTTTGGGCGACGAGCACGACCAGCGAGTCCTGGGAGTTCCTGAAGGACACGCAGGCCGGAGTCCTGTTCGGCCTCAACGACAGCCGCAAGCCCATGCAGCTGCGGTTCACTGCGTCGCGTCTCAACCGGGTCAACCTGCGCGAGGAGGTGGCGGCCTTGTTTGGCTACACGGCAACCGACGGCCCGGTGGCCTTGGACGTGGTCGTCGAGCGCGACGTGGTCATCGGCGGCGGCACGGCGGCGGCCGGCCCGAGCCTCGACACGGGCACCTTCCCGAGCGGCTCGACCATCCTGCTGACCCTGGAGGCCGGCGCGTACATCTCCGGCAGCGGCGGCAACGGCGGCCAAGGCATGAGCGACGCCGGCGCGGGCATGACGGCGGGCACGGCTGGCGGGCCGGCCCTGCGGATCGCCACGCCGACCACGATCGTGAACGGCGGGCGCATCCAGGGCGGTGCCGGCGGCGGAGGCGGCGCGGCGCGAGGCCAGGCGTCCAGCGTCAACCGGCCCGGTGGCAGCGGTGGCGGCGGCGCAGGCGCGCCGGCGGGCAAGGGCGGCCCGGCACTAGGGTCGCCGCCCGATCCGAGCACTGGCGGGCAGCCAGGCACCTTGGTAACCGCCGGAGCCGGAGGGCAAAGCACCAGTGGCACGCCGATCGGCGGCAGCGGCGGCGCACCCGGCGCGGCTGGATCGTCTGGCCAGTCGGGCCTTGGCGGCGTCGCCGGCGCGGCGGGCGGCGCGGCAGGCTACGCGCTGGGCTACGTCACGGGCGTACCGT